CGTCGAGACCCCCCTTGAGGTTCCACCCATTACGTGGCTCAAGCTAGCACCGATTGTTAAAAAAATAACTTAATATAAATGTAAAAAAATAGTGATGAAATAGTAACATCAATATGCTATACTATAAATGTAATAAAGATAAGAGATAAAACAAAATAAGGAGGAATACAATGTTACTTAAATTATTTGATAAATTTAATGAGCTGGTTAGTAAAATGGAGGAAAGCCCACTAGATGGCCCGAAACAAGGAAGAAGAAAAAATCTTGTCAGGCATATGCTTGATCTTATTGATCTATATTTAAGAAATGATAATGATGTGAGCTTATTTTTGAGTATTTTATTAGATAAAGTAGAAGTGGAATTTTTATATCAGGCGAAATGTTTTGAAAAACGCACTGGAAAAGAAAATGGTGTATATATGATATTACTACAAGACAGTTTGGATTATGTAAAATTGCTTAATGAATTAATAGACTTAGCTCAAAACTACATTTAAGTCGAAACACCCTTCGGGGTGTCGTCGGGAGATGGACTACCCGGCCTGATGATGACAGTCCAGAAAGGGAAATAACAATGAAAAAATTGTCAGAAGTAAATCAAGTTATGCTGGATGATATCGCCACATATATGGTTGATGAAATTAGAGAACAAGTACACTACGAGCTTGCGCCTTGTACGCCGGAGGAATTTTTAACAAGATACCTACACCTTGACCCAGAATTTGAAGAATTATTATCAAGTGAATTTAATATTGATGTCGTTAGATGAAAGCCCAAAATAATCGGGGCTTGAAAGGAGGTAAGATGACAAACATATTATTAATAATTATCATAGCTGAGTTAATTATGGTAATTGCCAATCAGTTCGGGGATTGAAAACGTAATACTTTTGTAACACTTTTGTAACCATTATAGCACTAAAATATGCTATACTCTAATTGTGGCAGAAAATGAAGCCCCCGAACTCCTGAATAGGCCGGGCCGCCACACCCGGCCAGAATAGTGAGGTAGATATGTTAAATGATATTGTAGGCCAATTTATTGAGTCTCAAAATATGAAACTGTGCTATCAGTTTTGGGAAGAGAATACAGAGACATTAATTGTCGAATATATAAATACAACTTATAAACTCAGGTTTTTATGCGAAACTAGCACACGTATACCAGAACTATTGATTTTGAAATATATAAATTGCAAATACATTGATGTTCAATTTTTCTCAATCAATAAAATTTAAGTCGAAACACCTCACTTGAGGTGTCGCCGGGAGATGGACTACCCGTGCCTGATGATGACAGTCCAGAAAGGGAAAACAAATGGCAAAAATGGTAACACGCACAATTTTATCAACAGAAGTAAAAGCAGTGGCAGCTAATCTATCTGAAAACGTACTGGAAGAAGTAACTTATAACATTCCTGGGAAAATCACAAACAAAGATAAGGCGATGAACATTCTTAGAAAGAGTTACACAAGTCCCTCAAGAACCCCAACAGCTGTAGTTGAACTCACGATTTGTGAAAAGCTTTATGGAATGCCGGAAGAGACTTTCATCGAACACGCTGTGGAACTTCCGCCCAGAGCGTCTAAGAAGGGGGTTGAATGATGGACACAACATACAAAGCAATGGTAGAGGATGCTTCATGGACGATGACAGCAAGAGAAAAGCTTAGGTATACTGATTTAACGGATGCAATTCAACTCGACGAAGCCACACAATCGGGCGATCTTATTGTTGATGTAGACAAATGGCTTGTAATTAATGTGCATAATGAGAAATCGGATACAGTTGATTATAAAAAGTATGTCATAATCGACAAAGAAGGTCAGTCATATGTAACAGGTTCAGAAAGTTTTTGGAAATCATTTGAAAACATTTATGAGGTTATGAGTGATGAGGGAGAGGAAAATTACAGCATTAAGGTGTACCGGAGAGAGAGCAAAAACTACAAAGGAAAAGATTTTCTAACATGTAGAATTATTTAACTAAAAGCCCCTCCCTAATAAGGGGGGGTCTTTATTTCTAAAAGGGGGCTTTCAGATGACGGAACTACAAAAGCAAGAACGTCGTATAAAACGCTTTATTAAAAATGCAAGTAAAAGAGGATTTGAGTTTGATACTAACCGCATATCAGAGTTTATGCGCACATTAAACCCAAAAGAGATTGAACAGATTAAGACTAGCAGTTTATATGAATTTTCTAAATATGTAGATCAAGATACGGGAGAAATATTATCAGGTGTTGAAGGAAGAAAATTAGAACGTAGAGAAGCGGCCTATAAAGGTATATTGCGAAAAAAACAATCTCAAACTGCTAGAGCATCATTTGTCGATATTGTCATACGCAATTATCGTAGACAGATATTAGGTTTTCCCAAAAAAGTTTCTGACATTGTTTTAGATGCACTTGACAACGCAATAAACCTATCAGGCCGGGAAGCTGTTGCGACCAGACTTGAAAATAATGCAGAATCATTATCAGACTATCTAAACCGCTCAAAACTGTTTGGAGATAGCATCTCAGCAATTATAGCTTATTGTCAAGCAATGTTTGGAGACTTGCCCGGAATGACAAATGAGGATGTAATTAATGTCTCAGACATTTTAGACGGTTTAGAATCGTATGAAACAACGTGACTTTACTTACTTTGTAGGAGATTTTGAAACTACAGTATATGATAATCAAGAGTATACAGAGGTATGGGCATCTGCTGTAGTTCCGTTATATTCTGAAAGCGTGATAATACACCACTCACTACTTGATACGTTTAATTATTTAAAAGCGCTTCCGGGTAATATATGTATTTACTATCACAACTTAAAATTTGACGGTTCTTTCTGGCTACCATTTTTAATAGAAAATCTAGGATTTAAACAGGCTTATCTCAAGATAAAGACAGAACAAGGTGAGCTTATAGAATGGAAGTCAGAAAAGAAAATGTTCAATAAGGAATTTAAATATTCTATTTCAGATCGTGGAGCATGGTATAATATTATCATAAAAGTGAATAATAAGATAATAGAAATACGTGACTCCCTGAAGCTTTTACCATTTAGCGTGGCTGAAATTGGCAAAAGTTTTGGGACAAAACATAAAAAACTTGATATGGAATACAAGGGATTTAGATTCTCAGGTTGTGAAATAACGCCTAAAGAGAAAAAGTACATTGCAAATGATGTATTAGTAGTAAAAGAAGCTCTTGAAATAATGTTCGATCAGGGCCATGACTCGTTAACTATAGGCTCATGTTGTTTAAAGGAATTTAAACGTACATATGACAAGGAATATTACAACATATTATTTCCAAATATGTATGATATATTACTAGATAAAAAAACTTACGGAGCTGAAAATGTAGGCCAATATATTAAGCGATCTTATAAGGGTGGTTGGTGCTATTACGTAGAAGGAAAGCAAGGTAGGATATTAAAAAATGGTTTGACAGCAGATGTTAACTCGTTGTACCCATCTGAAATGCATTCTGATTCCGGAAACTATTATCCAGTGGGAAAACCGAAATTTTGGAGCGGTGACTATATACCTGACATGCCGGAACATGCGTATTATTTTGTGCGTGTAAGATGTAGATTTTATTTAAAAGATGGAATGTTGCCCTTTATACAGATAAAAAACTCATTTATGTATTTAGGCAATGTGTGCTTGACTACAAGCGATGTATGGGACGACGAGCAAAATAGTTATTGTCAGGAATTAATTATGCCAGATGGATCAGTAAAGTCAACTGAGGTTACTCTAACTCTAACAATGATAGACTGGATATTGTTTAAGGAGCATTACGAACTTGTCGACTGTGTCATATTAGATGGGTGTTGGTTCCATTCAGAGATAGGGCTATTTGATGAATACATTAATTTGTACAAAAAAATTAAAGAGGAATCAAAAGGAGCCATACGGACATTAGCAAAGCTTTTTATGAATAACCTCTACGGTAAGTTAGCGGCTTCTGACGATAGCTCATTTAAAATTGCATACATTAAAGATAATGGTTCTATAGGGTTTAAGCCCATCAAAGAAAACAAGAAACAACCTGGTTATATACCGTGTGGTTCAGCTATAACATCATATGCAAGAAATTTTACCATACGCGCGGCACAAAAAAATTTTTATGGTGCAGACAAGCCAGGTTTTGCGTATGCTGATACAGACAGTCTACACTGTGACGATATGTCGCCTGAAGATTTAGTTGATATACCTGTGCATGAATCTAAGTTTTGTCACTGGAAATTAGAATCGTTTTGGGATAGAGCTATATTTACACGTCAGAAAACATATATTGAGCATGTGACTCATGAGAACCAGAGAAAGATTGATACACCTTATTATGATGTAAAAGGCGCCGGAATACCGGAAAGAAGTAAAAAGATATTTATTGATAAAATAGAAAAAGGTGAATATGATTTAACAGATTTTAAGGTTGGATTGAAATTAGAGGGTAAATTAGTTGCTAAAAGAATTAAGGGCGGAACTGTATTGAAGGAAACAACATATGAAATGAGGTAAATTAAATGACAAAATTTATAGAACAAATGGAACATTGTATTGAAGACTTGAAAAATACTATGAGAGACATAAAGAAAGAATTTGATCTTACTAATCCGGCAAGAACTGTTTATACGCTATTTATTGATAACTTATTCGATAAAATAGTAGGTGAAGACATATTTTCAAGGAAAGTCGATAATATAAAAGAATATTTGATAACTATGGATGAATTAATTGATGTTATATTAGAAAAAAACTATGATTTACAGAAAGATAATACAAAATTAAAAAATAAATATGAAAAAATAGTAGATAACTACAAAGAATTAGAAAATAAATATAAAACCATGGAAAGAAATTTTTACGATGCTTTTTCATAACATTAAAGAGAGGGATTGCTCCCTCTCTTATTATATCTTAATAACCGGTGCGTATAAGCATCTGACATTGATGGCTATATAACAGGCGTTACTTTTAAAACGTGTCTCCCTACTACATACATATACGCTGGCGGTTTTAGATATCAATATGACAATGTTTTTAATATAGCTTCTTTGCATCTCAGGTCTTTAAATCTAAAACACCCTTTTTCAAAATAATACCTAAGAGTATTTATCAAAAAACCGCATCTTTTAAGCATTATATAATTGATATTATGGTCATATGTAGTTACAGCTATCTTTAATTTAAACTGACTGTCTGCTTTTAAATCGCAATATATAACACCTTCAGCGGCATACTCTCTAACGCCATAATCAGTACCATTGTATCTAATAGTACACAGATAATTTGAAGTGCCTTCAGGCTTTTCTATAAAAGATGTATTGTCATTGAGATAAACATTTTCAGAAGAATAAGCAACGTAACTGTTATTACTAAAAGCCCTGTTGAATCCGCTGGCTTTTTGAGCTTTCGAAACACTTTCAAGAAAACTTTGTTCAAGCACATAACCATCGCCCCTTAAAAATTTAGTTTCATTTTTCAACCGATCTGTTATACCCATTTCAACATAATACGGATTGATGATTGATACTGTATTAGAAAGCATATATACGGGAACATATTTAACTTGCTCACCATGACCACGTGCAATTGAAGTGTGTAACGATATAAATTTTCTTATTTCATCTGAACAGTAGTGGTTAGTTTCACTTTGAAATTCATCAAATAATAGTTTCGTTATGTCAGATAATAAGTGACTGTATTTTTTAATTTGATCTGCACTATTCAACGAGAGAGCATAACCACAGCTAACCTCATCAACAAAAAGCTCATGGAAAATTCCGCCAGCTTTTCTTTCAGATTTCATAGTAGTCCCTGGGAAAAATAAATCAGACAAATCTTTATAAAACTTATCTGAACAATCATCTAATTCATAATTATAGCGATATATCAAGCCAAATTTTTCTTTATTCTTGAAAAATCTGTTCATAAAATATCTGCCATAATAAGTTGTTTTACCTGACGTACGATTTCCCGTTATTATGAAAAGTTCGGGCTTCTTACCGTTTATGTCTTTCATCGACAAAAGTTTTGTTCCGTCGTAATACTTTTGTAACATTTTTGTAACACATCCTTAATAAATATATGAATATTTCTTTAATTAATTATACCACACATATTGTAATTAGGCAAGCTTTATGATATAATTAATATAGATCAATGAAAGGAGTCGCTTATGGACTGGAACGGGATAGCAAGCGTGATATCATCATTAGGATTTCCAATTGTCATGTGTATCATATTAGTGTGGTACATAAAAGATTCTAACGACAAACAAAGACAGCAAATAAAAGAAATAAACGATCAGCATAGTTCTGAAATGAATGGAATAACAGAAGCCTTAAATAATAATACTCTGGTCATTCAAAAATTATGCGACAAGATGGACTTAATCAACAAGGAGGTATAGCATGGGTGACATTGAAAAAACTGTACAGCATATGGTTGACTTAGCCAACGATGATAAACACGGATATTCACAGGTCAACAGATACGGCCCAGATTATGACTGTTCGTCATCTATATCTGAATCACTCATAGTAGGCGGGTTTAACGTATCTAAATTTTCCACCACTAGAAATTTATATAATCAGCTTATTAATGTTGGGTTTAAATCTATACCAATTAATACCACTAGAAAGCGTGGGGATATTTTTCTTGCTGTAGGTTCTCATGTTGTAATGTGCGTTGATGCTGATAATATTGTACACGCTTCAATCGATGAAAACGGCGATATTATTGGAAGACAATCTGGCGACCAGACTGGTAAAGAATTTTGTATCCGCTCCTATTATAGTCATCCGTGGGATTATCATTTGAGATACTCTGAGCAAAACACAAATACAGGTTATACTTATAATGAGGGTTATGACTACACACTACAATATAATATGTGCGTTAGAACAGGTGCCGGAATTATGTTCAGGGCTAAAACACACGATGAATTAACAGTAGATGGGCGAAGACATGACAAGGATAAAAACGGATGCTTAGACGCTGGTACAGTAATTACGGCTTTAGAGATTAAAAAAGTTGGAAAAGATATATGGATCAGATGCCCGTCAGGGTGGGTAGCAGGTGTATACAATGGTGAGGTGTATGTAAAATAATGCCAGATATAACCGCCGCTTATAATTGTGTAATAAGACAATGCAATGCGCCAAATGTTGGATATAGTCAAGCTTACAGACAAGGGCAAATTGTAAATGGGATTAAATATTATGATTGCTCTAGTCTAATGTCTGAAGGCTTAACAGTAGGAAACTTTTTTCAGACAAATCCGTGGTTCACAACGGCCAGTGAACCAGATTATCTAATAGACGCAGGTTTTACACAGCACCCGGCAAGCGTTGAATGGAATGCTGGTGATATAGTCTGGAGACGTGGACACACTGAAATGGTCTATCAAAATAGAATAACCATGGGTGCCCATACTGACACATATCCGTTAGATCAACAAGTGTCCATCAATACGTATGCAAGCGATCCCGCATCATATACGTATGTATATAAATATGGAAACGGAGCACTGCCTGCAAATAGTTACAACGTTTGGATGGGGTGGCTTCCAAATGAATCTGGATTTCCTTACGGCAGTATGCAATCTCTCGCAGTAATGGGCGACAGAGGGAGAGCTTATGGAGCATATCAGTTTGACTATAGATATGGATTAGTGCCATTCCTGGAGTATTGTGTCAATAATTACCCACAGTTTAACGGGTTTACGCCATTCATATCATTGGGGGCTGGAAATACTCAGCTAGTAAATAACAATATCCTACATTCATTATTTGCGAATTATGCAATTAATTATACAGCGGATTTTCTAGCGGCACAAAACGCCGTAGCTATAGAACAATACTTACAGCCAGCTATTGATTATATTACTAACAATTATAATTATGATATTAAGGATAAAGGCGCAGTAGTATTAGGTTCACTGTTTTCCATGGCTATCCGTAGCGGGGCAATAACAGCGGCTAGAAAATATGCAAATTGTGCAAATATGTCACCTGTCGATATCATAAATTATACATATGATACTTACGGTGATGGAGACGCTGGAAGATGGCTGCCCGGCACACCTATATCACAAAGGGATAAAGCTTTAAACGCTTTAGTAACAGGTGATGATATTTTTGATCTAAATGCGGGCGGAGGTGAACAACCGCAACCGCCTCAAATACAAGAGTCAAAATTACTGTTCATGTATTTAAAAAATGAAAGGAGAAATAAAGGATATGGCTATAAGAACCACAGAAGAATTATTGGATATCGTTAGAAGGCGTATCGGTGATGATATCTCAGATGATGCTATTCAGTTAGTAGAAGATGTTACAGACACGTTGAGAGATTGGGAGAGTAGAGCCAGCGTTGATTGGGAATCCAGATATCGAGAGAATGATGACGAATGGAGAAGACGCTATATGGAGCGCTTTAATGCTTCTGCTGACGCAATCACAACGCCGGAGAGAGTCGTAGAGGAACAAAAAGAAAATGTTTCAGACGACGGTAAAAAAAGAACTTATGAAGAATTATTTGAAGAAAGAGAGGGTTAATAATTATGCCGACTAAACCTCAGGTAAAAACGCTTAATGCTAATTCAGTAGAAATTTTAAATACGCTTAGAGCTAACGCAAGCCCTAACTATCAGGATATGATTCCCTACGCAGAAGGCTCACTTGATTCTGTAAGAGAAATTGGAGCCATTATCATGCAGTATCCAGCCTTGCAGAATGAATTTTTATCTGCTCTTGTAAATAGAATAGGTATGGTACTTGTAACATCTAAGTTATATCGCAATCCGTGGGCATTTATGAAACAGGGAATGCTTGAGTTTGGTGAAACCATCGAAGAAATTTTCGTGAATATTGCGAAGCCGTTCGAGTTCAATCAGGAAAGAGCGGAAACCACAATTTTCAAACGGGAAATTCCCGATGTAAGAGCGGCTTTTCATGTAATGAATTATACCAAATTCTATAAGGCCACTATTTCCAACGATCAGCTTCGTCAGGCATTTTTAAGCTGGAACGGAATTACTGATTTAATTGCTAGAATTGTAGATGCTATGTACACAGGTGCAAACTACGACGAATTTATAACCATGAAATATCTTCTTGCAAAACACTTGATTGCTGGAAATATTTATGCTAATCAGATTGACACAGTTTCTACCGAAAATATGAAATCTATTGTAGCAACTATTAAGGGCGTTTCAAATTCTTTAGAATTTTTGAGCAATAAATATAACTACAATGGTGTAGAGACTTACACAAACAAATCAGATCAGTATATACTGGTTAACGCAAAATTTGACGCCACCATGGACGTTGAAGTTTTAGCTTCCGCTTTTAACATGGATAAAGCTGAATTTATGGGTAGACGTGTTCTTGTGGATAGCTTTGGAAACCTTGACAATGCGCGCCTTAAATTACTGTTCGCTGAAGATCCTAATTACACAGAAATATCAGAAGATGATTTACAGGCGTTGGACAATATTCCGGCTGTAATGGTTGACAGATATTTCTTCATGATATTCGACAATTTTTATAACTTCACTGAGCAGTACAACGGGGAAGGGCTATACTGGAATTATTGGTATCACACCTGGAAAACATTTTCTATTTCACCGTTCCATAATGCCGTTGCATTCGTTCCGGGCGCTCCGACAATTACTAGCGTTACGGTAGAGCCTTCTACGGCTAGTGGTGCTGTAGGATCAACTATACAGTTGAGCGCCGAAGTCGTTAGTACAAACTTTGCACCCAAAACTGTTACATGGTCTAGCAGTTCGGAAAACGTTACAGTAAATTCTAGCGGACTTGTCACAATTGGAAGTGGCGCAAGCGGCTCAGTTACTATTACAGCTACTAGCACATACGATACGAAAAAATCCGGAACCTGTAAAATCACAATATCATAAGGAATGAGGGCGAAAGCCCTCTACCTTAGAAAAGAGTTCATATGTATATAACACCAAATACGCAACTAAGATTATTATATGATATACCACTTGATAATACATATAAAAATACATTATACTTTGAAAGTATGACGCAACAGATTAATTTCTTTTTAGGAAAAACTAAACTCAATTTTACTGAATTGTCATATCAGAGAATAGATGACGGTGTATTAAGAATAGACGTTAATCCGGGCGATGTATATAATTGTAACTATATGATGTTTCAAAATACAGCATATGATAATACATGGTTTTACGCTTTTATTACAAATGTACAATATGTAAATAATGCTTGCACATATATCTATTATGAAATTGATGTAATGCAGACATGGTTTTTCCATTGCACATTGAAAGAGTCGTTTGTTGTTCGTGAACATCCATTAACAGATAAACCTGGCGAAAATTTACAGGGAGAGAGTCTTCCTATTGGAGAGTATGTGTGCAATTACACATCTAAAGCAGGATTAAGCCAGAGTCATATTATAATCATGGCTCTATCTGCCGGAGTAGTGTCAGGCGGAGCAAGAGGTATGATGTGCGGTATATATCAAGGAATAGAATATTATGGGTATGATATCACAGAAGACGGTGTGAACAGGTTAAATAACGACATTGATACAGTAACCGAAAAGAATCAAAAAGATGGTATTGTATGCATATTCATGGCTTCAAAAGAATTTTTTGATATGACTCCCTTTAATACATCGGTTGTTAAAAAATATGAGCATAGCAGAAGACCGTCAAATTTAGACGGATATACGCCTAGAAATAAAAAGTTGTTGACATATCCTTATTGTTTTGTTTTGGTTAATAATTCAATGGGCGCAACTGCAACTTATAGGTATGAATTTTTTGATGAAACAAAAAATAATATGCTGGTTACATTTGAATTGTCTGGTGAAGTTAGTTGCAACCCTAGTGTTTTACTACAACCTAAAAATTATAAAGGTGCAACAAACGGATATAATGAATGTTTGGTTATAGACGGTTTTCCACAATGTCCCTACGCAATTGATTCTTACAAAGCATGGGTAGCTCAAAACGTTGGTGTTTTTGGAATAAATATGATTACTAATATTGTGACAGGTCAACTATTACAAACGGCTATAAATGGGTCATCTAATGATGGACTCAACCTAATGAACTACTTAGGTGATGTGAATAATCAAGAGCAAAAAAATATAACTTCAACTATGGCCGCGGTGCATACTGCTGGATCACTCTCTAAACAAACTGCTTCAGCAATTGCGGAATCTAGCAGAGGACTTGCCATACAAGGATCTATCAGTGGAAATGCCATGTATGCTAGAGGTGCACTTGACTTTTGGTGCTACAATATGTCTATTAATGCTGAATATGCTAGAAAAATTGATTCATATTTTGACATGTTCGGATATGCCACAAACGAAGTGAAAGTCCCTAGGCTATCCGGAAGGCCACACTGGAACTACGTTGAAGTAAAAAATTGTAATATAAATGGACATTGTCCGTCTTCAGATTTATCTTTAATAAAAACGATATATGAACGTGGAATAACTTTTTGGAGAAATGCTGATGAAGTGGGCGATTACTCGCTAGATAATAGCGCACCATTTTAAGGAGCTTATATGGGAAGAAATAGAAACTTTTGGGAAAGTAGAAAAAGAAATAATCAAACCTTTATCATGTATTATGAGCGTCTATTATCTATAGCTATATCGCGGTTTAAGTGGAACAATTTACCACCTAGCGTAGATAGTAGATTTTTAGAGCTAGTATTGTGTTGTAAAGGTTATGCATGTTTTTTCAGAGATGACGTTATGGGGTATTTAGCATTGGAATCTACGATAGGTGGTGAGTTAACCGTCTATAGAATACCAAAGTATAGAATGGCATATGCCACAAACGGTTATCAGATGAATTTAACAAATGAAGATAGTGTTTTAATATTTAACAATTTAATTCACACCCCTAGTATGCTTGATATAGAACTGTATGCTTTAAAACTATATGAAATAGATAGGACAATTGATATTAATATAAAAGCACAGAAAACTCCTATATTAATCACATGCGCAGAAAATCAGTTACTTACACTTAAAAACTTATATCAACAGTATGATGGAAATGAGCCTGTTATATTTAAAGATAAATATATTGACACAAAAAATATAAGCGTGTTAAAAACTGATGCTCCATATGTGAGTGACAAACTGACAGAACTTAAAACGCAAACTTGGAATGAATGTCTTACAGCATTAGGTATATCAAATATCAGTTTTCAGAAAAGGGAAAGATTGATTTCCGATGAAGTTTCAAGGTCAATGGGAGGAACCATGGCAAACAGGTTCAGCGTTTTAGAAGCGAGAAAACAAGCTTGCGATCAGATAAACAGAATGTTTCCTGAATTAAACATAAGCGTTGAATTTAATGAAGACCTTAATATAGTTGATGATAAAGAAATTTTGGGGGGAAGGGGTGAGGAAGAATGAGTGTATATACGGCTCAGTTAAAAACAATATGCGAGTCATTTGCAGGACTTACTTCCCCGGCTGGATATGATGAAATTGATAGCGTTATTAATCTGGCTAGGCCTAAAATTTTTAGATTCAATTACCCTATATTTGATGTTGACTATAAACCTGTGCTTGAAACAAAAATAATAAAACATTATTTTACCAGGGAAATATGCTGGGATACGGTTGGCCGCTGGTTACTTGAACTAGATTCAAAGTTTAATGTAATCATGCCGTATTATAATAAATTGTATGAGTCAGAGTTAATCAAATTTAATCCCATGTTTGATACTGATTTATACAGGACTTATAACAGGAAAAGGGATGAAAAAAGGGATATTAATGAAAACAGGAATGGGGAATCTAACACTAATACCACAAGCAATTCAGAAAGCTATAATTTATTCAATAATACACCACAAGGCGGGCTGGATGGAATTGACAGCATGAAATACTTGACAACAGCCACAAAAGACACGGCTAATAATTCTTCTAACGCAACAAGTAATTATACTGGAACTGTGTTAAACAATCAAACGCTTAATAACTTAGAGGATTATATAGAGCATGTGTCAGGAAAAAACGGGACAGAAAATTATTCAGATATGCTGAATAAATTTAGAAGCACGTTTTTAAATATAGATGCGGATATTATTGATGAATTAAGCGATCTCTTTTTCGGTATTTATTAATCAGAAAGGAGGTTAAAATGTTAAAACCTTATTACGGGTGTTGCAGATTCACAAGAATTCTTCCAGTAACTTACACTGATTCAATTTCTCCATACGATCAAATGTGTAAAATACAGGACAAAATAAATGAAGTAATAGAAGCGTTGAATAATATCAATGTTGATTTTGAGAATTATGTGAATCAAAAAATAAGCGAATTAAAAACGTATGTTGATAGTGAAAACCAAAAACAAACCATTTTGTTGGAAAATGAGATCAATGAAGTTGATGGAAAACTATCGACATTCATAGAAACAACCTATGCGGAATTTGTTACTGAAACAGGGCAAAAATTCACTGAAGTATATGAAGAAATCTCAAAAAGAATTTTTGAGGTATATTCTTATATTGATAACGCTGATAACAGTATCAAACAGCTAATAGCCGTAGAAATAGAAAAGCTTAAAAAATATGTGGATGAAAGCATTCTAGGAAAAATACTTATTTTTAATCCAACCACAGGATATAAAGAAAGCATCGATAAAGTTGTAAATGACATCTATGATACATTAAGATATTGGGGAGTTACAGCTTTAGAATTTGATGACTACGGCATAACCTGTACATCATTTGATAACATGGACTTAAGTGCAATTAAATTTGATGTATATGGCAGAGAATGGTTTGGAAAATATTATCCACACTATATTTTCGACTTTGAAAACGGTAGCTATGATCGAATACAGGATGTGCTGTATAGATTTGTTCAGACTACCAGACCACTATCAATAGATGCTAGTGCTTTTGATGGAAAAGACAAAGACGCTACTACACTAGATGGGTATGCTTATACTGCATATACATTTGATAGCACAGCATCTCAAATTATTTCATAAAGAAAGGAAAAAAAATGAGCGCTACAAATAAGACAGCTAATTATGAATTACCGGAATTCGTTGGAACTGATAAGCCTAGTTGGCTAACAGATTTTAATGGAGCAATGACTAAAATCGATACCGCTTTGCACGAACTAAGTCAGGGACAAGCAAGCGGTGTAACGAAGCAATATGTTGATGAACAGATTGCTACAGTTACAACGGCTTTAAATAATCTACAGAAAAATGTGGACGCTATTACAGCTAAACTTAAAAATTACCTTACTGTTGGTACTTCAAAGGATGGCATCACAGCTACGCAGTATGATACATTGAAAGTTAATGTCTAAGAAAGAGAGGTTAAATAATGGGAGCAACAAACCATACAGCTAATTACGATCTTCCACAGTGGATAGGGACAGATAAGCCAACATTTTTAGGAGATTTAAATGACGCTTTTTTGAAAATAGACACTGGTATGAAGACAAATCAGAGTGAAATTAGTGGCGCTGTAAGTGACGCTGGAAATGCACTTGCAAAAGCCACTAGCGCTGAACAAGGGGTAAACACGTTAACTCCACTTGTAAATACGGCTAGTAAAAATGCAAGCCAGGCTTTGACTACGGCTAACAATGCCGCTAGTACAGCTAATACAGCTAATACAAATGCTAATGCGGCTATATCAAAACTTAATGGATTTAATTGGAGTGCAAGCACAGCACTGACAAAACCGGTCGGCGCTCCTTGGGAGGATCATACAGTAAATTATTGTCGAAATAGCGGACTTTACCTATTAAATCTGTACGGCGAAATTCTTGGATCTTTCAATAATTCAAACAATATGATTGCTAATAATTCCGTATTATTCACCCTCCCATCATCATGCCCGGCACCTACTCAGAAAAGAAGTATATTTGGCGGTATACTGATTTATGCCACCGTTAATGGGGTATCGTTAATGTTACCGGGTATTTTAGAGGTTAATACAGATAGAACATGTGTAGGCGTTTGCAGTTCAACAGAAAACAAATGGAATTTCTGTTATATACAGGTTCTTGTTAACACTAGTTCATGGTAATAACAGTATAATTATAGCGGGCATTACTTTTAAGGTAATGCCCTTTTTGTGTGTAAGATTATTTATATTTATTATTCAAGGTTAATTTTATATTGTTGCTTATCTGAAGGGGGGTCTCGACGAGTGGGGGGC